ATTTGAAACTGTGCCAAGCCCAATCGTTATAGCGGCAATATAGGCCATGATCATGGTGAATTCGCGTGGTATTCATTAGTCCCAAACAACAAAGACCCTGAATTGTGGCAGCTCAAAATGATGGGCGCGCCAAATAATCTGCTCTTTACTCACCCTTCTAAGCTCCTTCCAGTATTCTGGCGTGGGCCTTCCTTCTAGTGTTTTCATGCTGCCGTTTTTTCGCATTTCTTTGGTGGGCTGGTTGTCGTCCCTATATGGCGGGTCAACAATCGCCAAATCAAAAGCCTTATCTGGCAGCGTTGCCATGTATTCCATGCAGTCGATGTTTAGCAGTTCTACGCTCATTTTCACATCAAACCCTGCATAACAAGACATTCAAGCGGACGGCTTTCAGCCGCCGCTTAATTCATTGTTATGTAGAGCGGCAATGGACGCTTCAGCAGCCTTTTGCATTATCCCGCTCAATCTCTCCCACGCGCTTCATAAAACTGGCGTCACCCGTATCGCCCGAGTACAGCCACTCGGCCTCTTTCATGAGCCGTGCCGTGTACCGCGCAAGCCGTTCTATCTCGCGCAGTTTGGCCAACGTCTCGGGCTCGAATTCGTACCGCTTGTCGCCAAACTCATCAGCCTTGTCGAACTCATCCAGCCTCACGCCAAGTTCGTCTGCGAACTGATCTACCGTGCCATAGGCGTAATTGAAACTGCCGCCGCTCATTCTGTTTGCCTCCTGTCATCCCATTTCATTGCTGTTTATGCATCCGTTGCGGTGATCCGTCGCATGAGGGCACCGCTTGTTTCCGCACAGTTGGCACGCGATGAACTCCGTCACCTCGCGCGGCAACCCGAAGCGCACATCTCCACGATCTCGGATGCACTGGCGGCAGTCGCAAAGCGGCAGCTGATCGCTGCGTGCAGTGTCGTTCATGCTACCTATCGCCCGGCCCGGCCAACCAGGCGTTCGTAGGGACCGTCGCCGATCCGTTCGACGCAGTGTGGGCAATGGAGAATAGTCATTCTGCGCCACCGTCTTCCGATGCCGATTTTCCGCCGACCTTCAGGCGATACCGTTCCACAATATCATTGACCAGAGACTGCGCGGTCACCTTCCCGCCCGTCACGCGCTCGATACGCGGCGCTTCCTTCGCCGGCACAATGCCCTTGATCAGCCAGACGCGCACCGTCTGCCGTGTAATTTTCAATGCGCGAGCAAGGGCAGCTTGGCTGCCCATCACCTCCACTGCACGCTCGATGTTCGGCTTCTTGTCTGTCGTATTCATCGCCCATATCCATTCATCAGATGACAAATTATATGTTGCACGCCGGGCATGTCAATCTTTTTTTGCCCGTTAAAAAAGTTGTTGCGTGCGGAAATAATTGTGTTACTATTCGTCCATCGCCAGCCGCTTACGAATGACACGCCGGCGACAGCGGTATCAGACACGACCGAACATAGAGAGAGGAGAGTCAAATGAGCATGCTTCTAGGACTGATGGAGCCGGTGCGTGACGTGCTGTGCCAAGGCGCGACCGACGACGAACTGTGGGGCGGGGAACTCAGCCCGAACGAGCAGGCGTTGCTCGATGAACTGAACAGCGTCGAACGTCGCTTTCACGTCACGATCAGCGAGCCGGGCCAATCGATCCGCCGTGAATTCGTGTCCGCCACGGACTCATGCGCCGCGCTGCTCATCGCCATGCGCAGAGTGTGGCCAGGCTGGGACACCGACAAGCCGGAGAACAGTCTGTCGATATCGGTCATGCCGGTGGAAACGGCAAGCGTGGGGGCGGCTGCCCGGAGGCCACATGATCAATAACACCTTCCCATGTTCGTTCAACGACGACATGGAACGATTCATGCAGGCCGAAGACGCCGACGAGCGCGAGCTCAATCGGATCGAGTCAGAAATCGCCTACTCCATGGCGCCGGGCGGTGACTGTTACCCATACGACGACGGCAATTTCCACGAGGCCGTCACTGAGTCGAACTTGGATTCGGTGGCCGCGCTGATGCGGAGCGGTCAGTTCGCGCAAGCCAGTCTCGAAATGCAATTGATCGTCGAGGAATATTGGCTCAACAAGGCCAGAAAGGCGGCCGAGAAATGCTAAAACGGATCGAATTCTTCCTGTATTTCCTGCGCATGGGATACAGCATCAGGCGGGCATGGAAACTGGCTGGCGATACGTTCTAGGTTCATGAAGTTAGGCATCACTGTTCAATCGATGCCACGCAAAGAATGGACAAACACATGGAAAACAACCTGTTTTTGCTGAATGCTTGGCGCATTGTGGCTGCGGCCTTTGCGGTGCTGGTGCTGACTATCGGAGGGTGCTCTGCCTACAAATCAGGGGTAGTGGCCGATATGGTGAAGGCCGGAGCAGATCCGATCGCGGCCCACTGCGCAATCTTCGGCGATGTATCAAGTGACGCCGAGATATGCAGCGCCGCCGTTTTGGCTGGCCGGTGTCGAGCGGACGAAATCATCAAACAATGACTTCAAGACAACCAGGAGGCATCATGAGCGAACAACATGAAACAGGTTTTCTTCCAGCTTTGGCGATGGACGAAAAGGAATTGATGCGCGTCCTTGGGAACTCTATCTATCCAGGGGCCGCTGACGATTCGATAAGGATGGTCATCGGATACTGCAAAGCGGCTGGCCTCGATCCAATGCAAAAGCCCGTCCACATCGTGCCGATGTGGGACAAGAAATCCAGATCAATGCGCGACGTCATCATGCCTGGCATAGGTCTTTACAGGACGCAGGCCGCGCGTGCTGGAACTTATGCTGGGGTTTCTGACCCTGAGTTTGGGCCGGACGTGGAAGAGTCGCTCGGTGGGGTGAACATGGTCTACCCAATGTGGTGCCGCGTCGTCGTCAAGCGCCTGTTGCCGAATGGCACCATCGCAGAGTTCCCAGCGGTTGAACGATGGAAAGAGAACTACGCGACCGCAGACAAGGACACAGCCGCCCCCAACGCCATGTGGAAGCGCCGCCCATATGGGCAGCTTTCAAAATGTGCCGAAGCACAAGCACTACGAAAAGCTTTCCCAGAGTTCGGGGCGCAGCCGACCGCAGAGGAAATGGAAGGGAAATCCATCGAAGACGGCGCGACGGTCATTGATGGCAGCACCGGTGAGATTCTGAATCATAGTAATGCGCCGAAGGAACTGCCCGCCTACACGGCCGATCAGATGGAAAGCAACCTGCCGGCATGGCAGGACGCAATCAACGCCGGCAAGACGACGCCGGACAAGATCATGACCAAGATCAGCAGCCGCTACCGATTGAGCCCTGAGCAGCGCGCGCGGATCAGCGCGCTGAAGAAAGAAGAAGCCGACGAAGGCGTCGCTGATTTCCTATCGGAAATGGAAGCCGAAGAGCAGGGAGCCCGCGATGATCACGCATGACATCCAACAGGGGACGCCAGAGTGGCATGCGTTCAGGGCCAAGCATTTCCCGGCCAGTGATGCCGCGGCCATGCTTGGAGAGTCTCCATTCACGACGCGGAGCGAATTACTTCGGGAAAAGGCGACCGGCGTTGCGCGAGAGATCGATGCCGAGACACAGCGCCGGTTCGATAGGGGGCATCGCCTCGAAGCACTGGCGCGGCCGCTTGCCGAAGAGATCATCGGTTCCGAGCTCTACCCTGTAGTCGGTTCCGTCGGCAGGCTGTCCGCGAGCTTCGACGGCCTGACGATGGCTGAGGATATCTGTTTCGAGCACAAAGAGCTGAACAACGAGATCAGGGCGTGCGAGACCGTTGAGCAGCTACCGCTGTACATCCGCATCCAGATGGAGCAGCAGTTGATGGTTTCCGATGCGGGCCAATGCCTGTTCATGGCCACACAACGGGACGATGAATGGAATCTCATCGAAGACCCGGTCGTGTTCTGGTACACGTCCGATCCTGATTTGCGAAAGCGCATCAAGGCCGGCTGGGAGCAGTTCGAGAAGGACTTGGCTGCCTATCAGTACGCAGCGCCTGAACCAGAAGCCATCGGCCGCGCCCCAGAATCGCTGCCGGCGCTGCGCATCGAAGTCTCCGGCATGGTCACTGCATCGAATCTACCGGAGTTCAGGGCTCGCGCCATGGAAGTGTTCAATGGCATCAACACGGACCTACAGACCGACGACGACTTCGCGACCGCAGAGAAGACCACGAAATGGTGCAAGGATGTTGAAGACCGGCTGGACGCCGCAAAGCAGCACGCGCTATCGCAGACATCCAGCATCGACGAACTATTCATCACAATCGATGCGATCAAGGAAGAAGCGAGACAAAAGCGACTGACTCTCGAAAAACTGGTCAAGCAGCGCAAGGAAAGCATCCGGTTCGAGAAGATCGAGGCCGCCAGGAAGAAATTTCATGCCCATGTCGCCGAGCTTCAGGAAGAAATTCGAGGCGTCCGGCTGTTGGTCCAGACTCCAGATTTCGGAGCGGCCATCAAAGGGCTGAAAACCCTATCGAGCGTCCATAACGCCATCGACACGGCGTTGGCGTCCGCGAAGATCGAGGCCAATGCCAGCGCCAAGGGCATTCGCACCAACCTAACCAGGTCAAAAG